TTTATTGATTATTGATATAAATGAACCCACTGGCAATTCAGCTTCTTTTTGCTGCGGCTCTGTCGCAATGACTGGAGCAGTGCTACTCATCATCTCTATTGCTTGTGCGAGTTGTTTTACTTTTATTAAACACAAATCGATTGTCTCATCAGTGACATCGCTATCACGGATAAACTTCTCGAATGCTTTGATTTGATCCTTAACTTGTTCTACGTTGCCCATATTTTTTAATCCTAATAATGGTGTGTTCTCATTTGCACCCCAAGCAGTTAAACTTGAGCCTTCAAACAACATCACCTCGTGTATCTCATTAGCCTCTCCACTCTTTTGCTCTCTTAGCGTTCTAAAGCCAATAGAATGCTCACCAATCAATCCACTCTCAACCATCTTGATAAAGTCCTTACCAAGTTGGTGAGTGCCTATTTTAGACTCGTAATAGAGTCCATAGCTATCTTCCTTTAGACTCATCAATTTACCCAAAGGTTTAGATGGGTCGTGGTTTAGTAAGTGCTTAATCCTTTGCTTACCATCTACTCCCCAATCTTGGATAGAACGCTTGAATGCTCCTGGCATCATAATGTCGCCATCGCTATCCACCATACCAAATGCAGAGAAGTAACCACTTACTACCCCACTTTTCGCATCAACATCTTTGACCTCTAGACCAAAAGACTTGTAATTGTAAATCATATTCTTTTTATTATCTATTTGTTCTAATTTGCTTATTGCCCAATTTATACCAGCATCACCACCCCAAGCATCCCACATCAAACCGCCACAACCTTCGTTATATGGGACATCTTTATGCTGCTGATGTCTCTTAAATGATGCCATACGAGCAATAGTATCACGTGACAATCTCTCACGGTTTGCAAGTTGCCTTGCTCTTGTCCACCCCACATCAGTTCCACAAGTGCTACCATTCTCTTCTTTCCATTTCAACGCCCTCTTAGCATTATTAGATGCTGCCTCTGGGTAGTCGTTGTAAGTATCCGCCTTTTCCTCTTTTCCATTCTCTCTCTCCTCTGCCAAATAAGCCCTATAAGCCGCGTTGGCATTATCCCTTGTAGTGTAAATACATTCACCATCTCCTATTCTATATTTTCCGTTTGAACATTCGTAAACTGGCATATTATTTTCTTATTAGTTGTCCGTTTGCATCACGCTTCGGAATGAATCCTACTGCGCATCTGCAATTAATTGTAAATCCTTTTGGTGCAGTTGGGTCACCTGGTGCATCAACCACAATAGGTCTCCCAACTTTATCAGCACTTACGAATGGCTCGTTGTATCCAACAATCTGCCCATCCATATTCCAATGGTCAAAAAAATCTTTAGGTATGCGTCTTGTTCTCGCATCTCTTGTGCTTATCCAAATTTTATCAACTTGGAATGGCAACTTCTCTGCACCTTTTAATGCTGCATAGTTGCTTGCTCTCATCACCTCAGTTCTTGCTATCATCACGCTCCTATACCTTGCATATTGTATCTGTGGGTCACTCAGCACCAACTTTGCTATCTCCTCATTGCTTAAGCCTTGTGCCATCGCATCGTTCACTATAACTATCAACCTATCTTTGGTTGTCTTAGTCATTAGTGATGCAAGTAAAAACCCCCACTGAATTAGAAATGATGTTATCTCATCTAACAATTCATCATTTATACCAAATGGGTTAGCAGCCTTTTTGCTATCCACACTCACTGCTCTAAATGTTGCGTTGCCAAAAATTGTTGCCACCTCTCTGTACATCTGCCTCATAATAGGCATTATCCTATCATCCCAAGCAACTGCACCAAGCCCGCTCACCGCAGCACTCGCACCATCTCTTCTTACACTTCTTGCAAAGTTCTCTAACTCACTTTTTAATACACCAAAAAACAAAGAACTATATTTCTTATCAAGAGTCCTTCGCAGCCTCTCCACCTTCAGCCAATATGTCCCTCGCTGCGTTGCGTTCATTGATAAGTTTTAATTTATACGACATCCTCACTTGCATCCTCATCGTCCTCTCTGTCAGGCACGTCATTTCCGTAGGGATCTTCGGAAATCTCTTCATCACGATCGCCCATATCTCTTTGTCTGTTGTCGTTGCTATTATCATCTGCTATGCTTAGGTCCATCATTACTTGAGTGATTGGCACAAGCCCCTGATTGATATAACTCATATCCCACGCACCCTCTTTCTTAGAATAGTTCATAGCTACTCTCTTCTCATCCATCGTTAGCCAGTTCGCATCACGAAGAGAACGTACCATTCTCTCCATATCTTGCTGCATCTCTGGTAGTGCAGTTATATCAAAGTCAATGAATACATCCTCACCAAATCTTGGTACCAACCATTTGTTCAACTCATCTCTCAAAGAGCAGCACATTGGCATAATTGTGTTGGTGATTAGGTCACGCATTGCATTTTGATAGTTATTGTATGATGACGTATCAACATCAAATAACACCGCTGGCATACCGAATACTCTACACCACTGATGAAGGCTCATCTGCATTGTTTTCACTAGCTCCATATCCACAGAGGATAGACCAAAGTTTAAATAGTCCCACGGAGTTTGCAGCACCGCAACCTTGCCTTTATTATCCACAGTGTTGATGTCCTCGTTCACTGCTCTTTTAATAATGTTTGCTTGCTCTATTGTAAATGATGGTACCACCGTTCCGAGTGGCTTAGGAGTGATTGCACCCTTCGCTCCACCATTAGCCGCCATCATCGCACTCGCATCCGCAGCATTGTTGCTCATACGAAGTGTTTTGTATGCTGCATGTAATGGTGACAACCCACGCAAATGCGTTCTTGTAGTTGCATCAAAGTCAGGGTTCCAAGTTTTCCATTGGCAAACTTGTTCTTTAGGAATATCTATTCCTCTGTCAACCATAAGTCTATAACCAACGAGTCCGTAGAGGTCGTTAGGGTCGGGGTAGATGTCCAAGAAATGGGTTGGAAGTACGTTAAGTTCAGCGAACTTTCCCCCCATCTTTCCATCATTGCCGTAGATATTACCCTCTCCTGACAAAAATCTATAACCAAATAAGTTTTCGAGGAACTGGTCTTGTGCTTGGTATTCATTCGGTCTTTCTAATAGTCTTGCTAATGCAGAGTTCATCACAATGTTCTCACTATATGCGTTCTTTCTCTCTATCACCGCTCTCTCAAACGCACCTTGATTGCCCAAGCCTTTTGTTAGTTGCTTGTAGCGCATTAATGATGTCCTACCTTTCTCTGTATTATTTGTTTTGTAAACGTACCACGGAATAGATGCAGCCTTACGTGCAAGGAATGACACAATACTATACACATCTGCATTACCTAAATATCCCTCGTAAACATACTTACCATTCTCATACTCTTGTAACAACGCTCCATTGATGCCCCTAATATTTGTTGTTACATTCTGATTCGGGTCTAAACCCTTTTTCTTGAATATGTCTAATAAACCCATCTATTTTTATATTGCACCCCAAGTAACACTTGGGATAGTTAATTTACTAAATATGCCGTATCTAAGTGCATCAAGAATATGGTCATTAAACTTCACGGGAGCATCAAGTTTGTTTCCATTGCGGTCAGTTTTCCAACGATAGTTTTTTATTTCTTTTAACAAATTTACACTATCTTGGTGAATATACAATGGAGTAGCTTTTACAGTCTTTATTCCCTCCGTCACATCTTTGTTAGCTGGTTTGGCATTAAACCCTCCCCTCACTATACTCTCTATCGTTTTCGGCTCGGCAGCATCACAATACAAATCATCCCACTTCTCTATGCCTAATGTCTTTAATCTCTCTATCACATCGTCAGTTGTCATCTTTGGCTCATATATCAACTCTTGACAATACGCAGCATCTTCGTGGAAGACCACCTTTACAAGAGCCGTAGGCACGTTAAACCCAAAGTCCAATCCGTACACCACCTCTCCATCCTCTGGCATCTGCTCTGTTGTTTTCCAGTGTGAGTATATCAAGTCTTGTGACAATCCTCTCTCTCCTAATCCGTAGATGGTCCAATAGTTAGGGTCGGCATCTTTCAACCTCTCCAACTCCAAGACTAACTCATTTGGAAGAAATGGGTTATCTCGGAAAGTAGTAATATGAAAGTCTGCATCATCTCTCGGAATAACTGAATCGTAAATCCAAGATGATAAGTCCGAAGGGTTATAGTCAATCACTATCTTACCCTCAGTTCTCATTATCAACTGCATCCAAGCCTCATACGTCAATTCGTTAGCCTCATTGCAGAACAAATACGTTCTTGCACGACCACGAATCTTTTGAGGTTGATCTGCCGATACAAACTCCACAATATTGCCATTCAAAGAATAAATCTGGTCCGTCTTGTTGTGATTGTCCTCACTATAAATACCAAGACGCGAAAGTATATCTATAAAATCCCTTAACACCGTACCCTTAATGCTCGGAAGCGATTGTCGGACTATTGTTAAAGTCTTACCATTTTCTTGTAACAACTTTACAATAAACCAAATAAGAATATTGTAAGTTTTTCCAGAACGAGAACCCCCTTGCATTACAGTGATTCTCTTCTTTGAGTCTGAAAGTATTTCGTAGACCTTGTTAGTTTGGAGTTTAGCGTTCATATATAAAAAAAAATTTCAATATTAGTTTTTCAGTTTGAAAACTATGGTATAAATAGGGGTCATCGTATATTATCAAAAGTTAGATGGTCAAAAGTAGTCTGTCAAATTTTTCGTTTTACCCACCTCGGTCCAATTCGGCTTTTCTTTAAGTCCCCCTCATCGTATCTTCCTCATTTTCAACGCTTTAACCTATATTCACCTATCTTAATCGGTCGACCAGTTCATTTCGCTTATAAGGTATGTTATGTTAAGTAGGACTCTAACCCGTTAACATTCAATCAGTTACATATTACTTCTTCCTTTACTAATTCGGGTCGCACTACTTCAACGCTGACCTGGTTGAGCTGGCCCTCGATTTTGTTTTCTATCTTCTGAGTAGGTAGACCAATAAAGTAGCTACAAAATATTTGTATTGCTTTCATATCACCCTGAGCTATCTTTTCATTAAGTACACGAAAAGCAGTGTCAGCCATTGGATAAAGTCGCTCGATTAATTCGTGTTCTTCCATCTTGCGCTTGCGTCCTGCTCCTGGTCTTGCGCCGCCATTTTTTTTCTTTATTTGTTCATCTTGCTTTGCTTCCATAAACTGAAATAATCTGAATAAACACTTAATGTTTAAACATCAATTTTATTATCTTTAAATTCTATTAGCTCCATATTATGAGTAAGACCATTGGACGCAGCTTTTTCCCTTTCATAAATTCTAAACTTTACCCACCCGTTTACCTTGCTACATTGCGCCAGGTATTCGCTAAAATCCTCCGCAAATACGTTAAGGACTAGTTCACCTTTGCGTTGTTTAGATATATAGAATCCTTTTTTATTCATCAATTAACATAAAATTAGCAATAAACCAAAATATTATATATAATTACTTATCAATACTATGTTAAGAACTATCAATTTAGATATTAAATAAATAAATATATAATAAAAGTATAAATAAAATTTGGATAGTATCATATACGTATCTATATTTGTCTAAACAATTAAAACAAAACACATGAACACTACACTACTTGAAACACTTTGCACACCAGGTGAACTAGAATTGATCAACGCTAATGCTCATTTCATTGCTATCATTAGCGGCGCAACTGAGGAAACAATTAAAACTATTGAATCACAATTATTAAACAACTAAAATACACTACAATGAAAAAGGCACTATTTATCTCAATCATTTTTTACACTGCTATTGTTTTATTCAACCTTTCACAGTGGGGTATTATTTAATCAACTTAAAAAACTACAAAAATGACAACTTATTTTAGAATATACGCAAAGTTTGACAACCAGAAACAATTTAAAGCTATCGACGTTAACGAAGGTTACCAGGTTAACAATTTAATTTATGCAAGTTTGCTAAATGAATTCGAGCTACAAAAGTTCATTGAATTCGCAAAGAATCACAAAGGTTACCAATTGCAAGCGCGCGAAGTATCAACCAGCAAAACAATTAAAATAAATTACTAATGAAAAAAGAAACAAAACAAATAATACTATTTTTTACTGTTCTAATTATTGCGCTAAAAATTATCAATATTTTTGAATCATTATAAACTTAAATTTTATGCTACAAACTACAGAAACAAAAAAAATTAAGAACTTATTAAGCAAAGGAGCAACTAACGCCAAAACTGCTAAAAATGAACTAGAAACGTATATTATGTACTTAGCACCTTCAACAATTGTTGAGGGCGTCGACCTTTGCCCGTTTGCGTCACCAGAGTGTCGCGCATTATGTTTGAATACTGCTGGGCGCGGCGTATTTTCTAACGTCCAATTGTCAAGAATTAAAAAAACTGAAGTTTTTAGAGACAACCGCGAACAGTTTTATATTCAATTGGGCAATGAATTATTAAAAATACACGACTCAGCAATTAAGCAAAATAAAAATATTGCTATTCGTTTGAATGGTACGTCTGATATCGACCACTTAGGGTTACTGCTTAGGTATACTGGTATAAACTTTCTAGATGAATTCTATTCTGACCTTATTTTTTACGACTATACCAAAAATATCAATCACGTAAAAAAGTACAAAAATAGCCGCTATCATTTAACATTTAGCCGCTCAGAGTGTAATGATCAACAAGTAGAACAAGCAATAAATTTAGGCGCAAATATTGCTGTTGTTTTCCGTAATGAATTACCCGCAACCTACAAAGGTTTAACTGTTATCAATGGTGATCTTTCCGACCTTAGGGTAAACGACCCTAAGCAATGTATTGTAGGGCTAGTGGCAAAAGGTAAGGCTAAAAAACAAAATTCAAACTTTGTAATTAATTAATATGAAAAACGAAAGGACAAAAATAGCTGAGGAAATTTATAATTTCATCTGTTCAAATTATTTTGCGCTGAAAGAAGAATACCAGCGAATACCTAAGACACAAAGATTAAAATTGCCATTTCCGGCTTTTTGTGTTGCTTTTTGGGATGAAATAACCCCAAAGGAACAAACATACCTGGAACAGATAAGCAAGATATTCGACAAAACTAACGGGCTAAATTAAAGCCCGTTTTTTTGGGTTTATAGCAATGTAGCGCGGGCAGTTCATTACTGCCATAAGCCCCCACTAAATTTCAATTTTATGCCAATTATTACAAACAAGTTTAAAACTAAATGCGCGGGAACATTGCGCGTTATCTTACCTGGTGAATTAATCCTATTGGACGGGAAAAAAGCTTATTCAATACATTCTAAGGAGTTTAAACAGTTCCAGGATTTAGAAACTGAAGCGCAAAACATTAAGCAATATATTCAAGCTCAGGAAGATGCATATTTTGACAGGTTTTGCAGCTTGAATAATATCTAATTAAATTAGATGCAATTTTAAGCCAATTTCAGCCAATTTAAACCAAAAGTAATATGTTGATATACCTACACAACAAAAGCCCGTAAAACGGCTATAAATAGCCTTAAAATTGATTGAGCATATTTTGTTATATGTTATTACGTATCATTAGGTACTTTAATATACCTAATACTACTTAATTGACGTATTGCTAGGTATGACCGCCATTTTCGGATAGGTGCCAAAAATCCCTTGTGCCAAAAACCCGCCAAAAATCCCTTGTGCCAAAAATCCCTGACCGCCATTTTCGGAATTTATTTTATTTCCACCCCAAAAACTTCCAGAGCTTGCTTAACTTTTGTAAATTCTACACCATAAGGAATAGTTACGGAAAAAGTGAAATCTTGTTTCCAGTTCTTTGTTATGTAATTCGAGCATTCGTTCACCATCTCAACAAAAACCCCATAATCGGTATCAATCATATCATTGGATACTCTGACCGAGTTCATCACCGTTGCGTGGTCCCTCCCCGACAAAAACTCTCCAATAGCCAAAAGTGAAGCATTGGTATGCAATCTCGCCATATAACAAAATAAATGCCTAGCCATTGCAATTTCTTTCATTCTACTCTTTCCAATTACTTGATAAGGTGGTACACCAGAAATCTCTACAACTGCCTCCAAAACATTAGACAAATTTACCATATTTATACTTTTTAAAATAATTTACAATGTTGATAACTATCAATATAAAGATAACAAAAAACCTTTAACATTAGTTGGTCTATATCCTATACAAAGCAATTTTAAAAAATTGCTGGATACACGATAACACGATTTTCACGATTTTCCTTACTCCACCCACACCTATATTTTTTGCCCAAAAAAAAGGAGGGCATAGAAAAAACATATAAAAATCGTGTACATCGTGTACCGGCATTGATAATCAACGTTTTAATCGTGTACTAATCGTGTACCAATCGTGTACCAAAGCCCAAAATCGTGTACCCAAAAGGGCAAAACTACTAGCCACTTTTAAAACAACTCTTCTGTCTCTACGAACTTTATACATTTTTTGTTATTATGAGCCTTCGATCGCGTACTTTGGTACACGATTTTTAAAATAGTACACGATTCATCAATCGCCTTTGAAAACCTTTTCATCGAGTATTCTTTCTTCTCAAAACCCGTCATATTTAAAAAATCATTATACATTTGCTCCTTACTTATCCACACTCCCTTCTCTTCAACCACCCCCAAAAAGAACTCTAAAAACTCCTCCGAGAACTGGACGCGGACTTGTTT